TTTATGTTTACACAGGGACATCATACACCGATTTTGATGATGTAGTTATTACAACTTTACGTTCAAGAGGTTTATCAACTTATAGTACATCATCTGATGGACCAACTTACCAAGTAAATGATATTGCAAATGTAACATTAAATTGTACAGGAAACTATTCAACAGTTAAAAATAACCCATATTCTGAATTTGGTATTAATGTAACAGATAAAGATGGTAATACTTTCTTCTTTGAGACATCCCTTAGTGATTCAGATTCAAAGAATATTAGTAAAGTTTTTGGAACATCTAACTTTGGTAAACCAAGAACCACTGTTCCATTATTTGTTGAAGAAAACTTCCAATCGTTATTAAATTATTCATACAATAAAGGATACATTAGAGGATTAAATTGTGATTTAACTGCATTACCAAGAGCGAATAATGAAGATAATGACTCTTCTTCTATAGCGTTTTATTTAGAACAATATCAAACACCGGTATCTCCGTGGATTGTTTCTGAGTTAAGAGGTAGTAAAGTTTACAATTTATTTAGATTTGCAACAATTTCTGATGGTGAATCAGCAAATAGTGAAGTTAAAATATCATTAGTTAATATGTCATTTTCAAACCAAACATTTGATGTATTGGTTAGAGATTTCTTTGATAGTGATGCTAATCCTGTTGTTTTAGAAAAATTCACAAATTGTTCTATGAACCCAAACAGTAATTCATTTATTGGTGTGAAAATAGGTACAGTTGGCGGTGAATATACATTAAACTCTAAATATATAATGGTTGAAATGAACGAAGATGCTCCGATAGACGCACTTCCTTGTGGATTCCAAGGTTTCAAATTTAGACAATATGGAACATCTCAATCACCATTCCCTATTTATAAAACTAAATATGACTATCCGGGTGAGGTAGTGTTTGACCCACCATTTGGTAACGCTTCAGGTGGTAATGTAACACAATCAAGTCCTGGTGATAATGTTCGTAGAACTTATTTAGGTATTTCTACAGGATACGGTGCGGGTTACGATGTTGATTTCTTTAATTATAAAGGAAAACAACTTCCATTAGATTTATGTAAAGTAAGTGATTACGCGGAATGGAATGTTCAAACAAGAGGTTTCCATATGGATATAAATGCGGCATCAATCGTTTATCCGGGAACAAATAAACCAGAATTCTTTGTTGGTTCAGCACCTTTCGTTACAGACCCTGATAGTACGGCAAACCCATACTATAACATTTATGCACGTAAATTCTCATTATTAGTACAAGGTGGTTTTGATGGTTGGGATATCTATAGAGAATCAAGAACTAACACTGATAATTTCAGAATAGGTCAATCTCAATTCTTAAAAGGTTTCTGTCCGGACTTTAGATACCCTACAGCAACAGGTTGGGGAGCATTTAAACAAATAACAGTTGGTCATAATACTCAAGATTGGGCAAATTCTGATTATTACGCATACTTATTAGGTCAACAAACATTCTCAAACCCTGAGGCTGTAAATATTAATTTATTTGTAACACCTGGTATTGACGCTGTTAATCACGGTGACTTAGTTGGTAGTGCTATTGAGATGATTGAATACAATAGAGCGGATTCATTATATATTTGTACAACACCTGATTACCAAATGTTTGTACCATCAACAACTAATCCAACGGATTTAATTTATCCACAAGAAGCTGTTGATAGTTTAACTGATATTGACTCTAACTATACTGCAACATATTACCCTTGGATTTTAGTAAAAGATAGTGTGAATAACACACAAATCTATTTACCACCAACAGGTGAGGTTGTTAAAAACTTGGCGTTAACGGACAACATCGCATTCCCTTGGTTCGCAGCTGCGGGTTACACAAGAGGTATTGTAAACGCTATTAAAGCGAGAAAGAAACTTACTCAAGAAGATAGAGACGTACTTTATCAAGGACGTATTAATCCAATTGCGACTTTCTCTGACGTTGGAACAGTAATTTGGGGTAATAAAACTCTACAAGTAGCTCAATCAGCTCTTGATAGAATAAACGTTAGAAGATTATTACTTCAAGCTCGTAAATTGATTTCAGCGGTATCTGTAAGATTATTGTTTGAACAAAACGACCAAAAAGTAAGACAAGACTTCTTAAACGCGGTTAACCCTATCTTAGATGCAATCAGAAGAGACAGAGGTTTATATGATTTCCGAGTAACAGTTTCTTCAGACGCTGCTGACTTAGATAGAAATCAGTTAACAGGTAAGATTTATATCAAACCAACCAAATCGTTAGAATTTATAGATATCACATTCTATATTACTCCAACCGGAGCATCTTTCGAGAATATATAATAATAAAAATTATGACCCATTATAATAGTGGGTCATAATTAAGCCTTAATTTAAATGTATGTTAAAAAATAAAATAGTCGAAGGTATTGATGAAACGGGAGCACCGGATGAAAAATATTACGCATTTGATTGGGATGATAATATTGTCTCAATGCCAACTAAAATATTGTTAAAAGATGAAGAGGGGGATACTGTAGGAATGTCAACCGAAGATTTTGCCACATATAGAGAAGAGATTGGTAAAGAACCTTTTGAGTTTGACGGGCATAAAATTGTTGGTTTTTCCGACCAACCATTTTTTTATTTTGGTGTTAATGGTGACAAACAATTTATTATAGATGCTATGACGGCTAAACCAGGTCCTGCTTGGGATGATTTTGTTGAGGCAATTAATAATGGTTCTATATTTTCAATTGTTACCGCAAGAGGACATACACCGTCAGTTATAAAAGAGGCTTGTTATAATTATATCATTTCTAATTATAACGGTATAGATTCAAATGAATTAGTTAAAAATTTAGAAAAATATAGAGATTTAAATGATGAAGACAGCATTTCTAAAAGAGAAATGATTAGAGAATATTTGGATTTATGTAAATTTTACCCTGTAAGTTATGGAGAAGGTTCCGCAACTAATCCGGAGGAAGGTAAAATTAAAGCGTTAAAAGAATTTGTGGGGTATGTTAAAGAAATGTCTAATTATATTCAAAAGAAGGCGTTTTTAAAAAATAAAATAAGTAATTATTTTGTCCCTAAGATTGGATTTTCAGATGACGATTTAAAAAATGTGGATGTTGTAAAAAAACATTTTGAGCAAGACCCAGAGAATATAATTAAAACATATTCAACAGCAGGAGGAATAAAAAAAGAATATTAAAATAATTATTATAATAAAAACTATTTAATAAATAAAAACTATAAAATAAATATTAATATAAAAACTAGGATTTCTAGAATGATAAATATTTTAATTTTAAAAGTCAAGTGATAAAATTTAAATAGGTTATATTTATAATAAACAAGATAAAAAATAAAATTTAAAAAACAAATAGACAATGGCTGATTTATTAATGAAAATGCCCATACCGTATGAACCAAAAAGACAAAATAGGTTTATTGTACGATTCCCTTCAGCTTTAGGGATTAACGAATGGTTCGTAGAATCGGCTGCTAGACCACACGTAACTATAACTCCGGTGGCGATACCTTTCTTAAATACTGAAACATATGTTGCAGGACGTTTTGTTTGGAGTACTATACCAGTTAAATTTAGAGACCCAATTGGACCTTCTGCGTCTCAAGCTCTTATGGAGTGGGTTCGTTTATGTGCGGAGTCTGTAACAGGACGTATGGGATACGCAGCGGGATATAAAAAGAATGTTGACCTTGAAATGTTAGACCCAACAGGTGTTGTTGTGGAAAAATGGATTTTGGAAGGTTCTTGGTTAAGTGATGTTAACTTTGATGCTTTACAGTATAGTTCAGATGCTTTAGCGACTATCAGTGCGACATTAAGAATGGATAGATGTATTTTAGTATACTAATATTATTATAAAATAAAAATTAATCCCACATTAGTGGGATTTTTTATTTATAATACTTTATATAAATTTTTAACTAACTATTATTTATAATAAAAACAAAATTATATGGAACAAGATATTGTAAACGCTGGAACCGAAAATTTCAATTTACCACACGATGTTGTGCAATTACCTTCAGGGGGGATTTTTTATAAATCAAAAAAGAAATCAATAAAAGTAGGTTATTTAACTGCAACAGATGAAAACTCGTTAATGTCGGGTCAAGGAACTAATGATAATATTATTATGTCATTACTTAGAAATAAAATGTATGAACACGACCTAAGACCGGAAGAGTTAATTGATGGTGATGTTGAAGCAATTTTATTATTTTTAAGAAACACATCTTTTGGTCCTGAATATACTGTGAGTTTAACTGACCCTCAAACAAAAAAAACTTTTTCACATACAGTTATTCTTGATGAATTGGATATTAGAAAAACTGAGATTAAACCGGATGAGAATGGTTTGTTTACCACAGTATTACCAAAATCAGGAGTATCTGTTAAATTAAGACCATTAACTTATGCGGATACTTTGGAAATAAGTTCAATAGTTGATACGTATCCTGTTGGTAGAACAGCACCAATAGTAACACTTAGATTAATGAAACATATTGTGGAAGTTAATGGTGATTCCGATAAATCAAATATTGCGATATTTGTAAGTACCCTACCGATTATGGATTCAAAATATATCCGTAAATTTATTAGAGATAACCAACCATCGTTAGAATTAACGAGAGCCGCAATCGCCCCATCAGGAGAAAAGATATCATTTGAGATATCGTTTGGGGTGGAGTTTTTTCGGCCTTTCTTCTAATCACAGACAACTTCTGATTGAAGAATATTACTTTATGGCGAAATTTATTAGAACTTCATATACTGAATTCTTTCAAATTCCGACATATGTTAGAAAATACCTTATAGATAGGATAATTGAAGATAATACACCAAAGACGTAATTTAAAACTACTCTTTGGTGTATTTATGTATAAAACACATTTGTTATGGCAGGAGAAGAAACCGGTGGAATAGGTGATATGGCGGGAAAAATGGGAAAAGAATTAGGTAAAGCATTTACCGATAATTTTAACCCTGCTGTTATTCTAGAGACATTAAGACAAGTTGATGATGGTGCGGCTAAAGTATTAGGTACGTTTGGTGCTAGTAGAGAGGCGGTTGCGGCTATTAGACAAAACCTTGCGAATGCGATTCCGGATGTTACTGAATTAGGTGGTGGTTTTGAAGAAATTCTTCGAATCCAACAGGATGTCTCATCAACATTAGGAAAAAATTTAGTTTTATCTACCGACGCTTTCAAAGAGATGTATTCAACAATGAAGGCTTCCGGTCAAGACGCATCAACAATTACTAAATCGTTTAAAGATGTTGGTATATCTGTTTATGATGCCACAAAACAAATGGGTGATGTTGTTAATATTGCAAGAGCGTCCGGTGTCAACGCAAGTGCGGTTTCAGGACAGGTGCTACAAAATATGGAGGCTCTTAACAAATATAATTTTGAAGGGGGTGTTCAAGGATTGGCAAAAATGGCCGCACAAGCAACGAGTTTAAGAATTGATATGAAAGATTCGTTGGCTTTTGCAGAAAAAGTTTTTGACCCTGAAGGTGCTATTAATATGGCCGCGTCAATGCAACGATTAGGTGTTGCTCAAAGTGATTTGTTAGACCCATTAAGAATGATGGACTTAGCTCAAAATGACCCTGGAGAGTTACAAAACCAAATTGCCAAAATGTCCCAACAGTTTGTTCAATTGAAAAAAGACGGTACCGGTTTTGAGATTATGCCGGGGGCTAAACGTCAAATGAGAGAGATTGAAAAAGAAATGGGATTACCATTAGGTCAATTATCTAAAATGGCGTTAGCAAGTGCTGATTTGGACGATAAGATGAAGAAGATTAAGTTCCCTACAGCAACTGACGAACAAAAAACAATGATTGCCAATATGGCGGAAATGAAAGGTGGTCAATATGTTGTTAATTTTACAGATAAAGATGGTAAAGCTCAAGAAAAGGCGGTATCTGAATTAAATCCTGACGATATGCTGGCTTTGGTTGAGGCGTCAAAACCAAAAAGTATGGAGGAATTGGCTAAAGGTCAATTAAATACTTCAGAAAGAATTGCGGGTATTTTAGAAGGTATGTCAAAAAGACTGCCGGCAGCCATTGCGGGAAGTAGAGGTGGTAAAGCGATTACTGAAGCACCAAGAGAAATAGTTGAAGGGTTAGGAACCGTAACAAAAGGTATTACGTCTAAAAAAATTGGTCAAGGTTTGGATGAAACAACAGATATTGCTTTTGATGTTTTAAATAAATTTGCAAAAGGAACGGGGACAATGGCGGACGTTACAGAGTCTTTCTCTAAAATTAGTGAAAACACTAAAACAGCTTTTGGAAGTACTTGGACAGAGGCAATGAGTAATGCAAAAATAGCTACCGATAATTTAAGTAAATCTCAAAATGGTCTTATTCAACTACTTAATTCGGTTTCAGGAAATGGTGTTACAGGTGCTGCGGTTAAACCAACAACATCAAATGAGGTACAAAAAGTTAAAGTTAAGGATTTTATTATTGAATCCTTACCTGAGGATAAAATAATTATGGCCGGAGGAACTAACTTAGATGGTAATAACTCAGGTGGAAATCAAAGTAGTATGGCACCAATTATATCAGAAGTTAAATTTACTGTTAATGTGACAGGTGGTAATATTACGGAACAACAGATGACTGAAGTCTTAAGTAAAACAGGTGTTAAGGAACACTTAGCTCAAACTATTAATAAAACAATTGGTGATAGTGTTAGACTTAA